TAATTTGTTAAATAGAATTGCCGAAGGCTTTGTACAATCTTTTGATGATGGAATAGCTATAAGTAGAGATATAAACAATAAAAAATTTGCACCATTAAAACCTGCTACAATTAAGAAAAAAGGACACAAGCGACCATTGGATGATCAAGGTAAAATGAAAAAAGTATATGTTAAAAAGAAAGCAACTAAATCAAGTAAAAAAGCTACAATATCTATGAACAGACGTGATAGAGAAGTTCCATCTATTGTACATAATCAAGGTTTAGGATTTCAAAAGAAACGTGAATGGTTTGGAGTTGGTAAAGTACAAAAAGCGATAGGAAAAGAAGAAGCAAGAATACACATTAGGAGAGCATTAAAATAATGCCATTAGATAATTTTGAAGATTATAATAGCTTTGTAACATCTTTGATTATTGGACAATCAGAAAAAGCTGCAATAGATATTGAATCATACATAAATCAATTAAGAATATCAGGTGCAACAGATGATACTATACTTGCACTATTACTTGCCGATTTAGATGAGGGTGGTAGAATATTTGGTGCAGTTACTAATGGAGTTGTTAATACTGTAAAAGCTAATGTTAATGTAATTGGTAATGTAGCATCTATGGCTACTTACGAACAAGCAGGAGTGCAAGAGTTTCAATGGATTGTAGTTAATGGTAAAAATGCTTGTCCTGATTGCATACCAAGAGATGGCAGGGTTGAATCTATGGATTTTTGGATATCAATAGGAACACCTGCAAGTGGTTGGAGTGTATGCAGAGAACATTGTAATTGTGAACTTGCACCTGTTGATTATAGTGGCAGAACAACTTTTGATAAGCCTAAAATAAAATAACTTGTAAAAAATACAACTTTAATTAAATTACATCAAATGACAATAGGAGAATAAATGTCAAACGAATCCGTCAATCAAGACGTTAAACAAGAATCCGTTAGTGATAACGCAAAAAATCTAACCGTCAATCAGGACGATAAACAGAATATGATTCCACAAGCACGTTTTAGTGAACACGTTGCTAAAACAAATGTCAAAATGGAAGAAATGTCTAATATAATAAACTCTTATAAGGCTAAAGAAGAAAAAGATAGGCAAAAACAACTTGAAAAAGAAGGTAACTATAATCAGATTTTAGAAGAAAAAGATTCATTGATACTTTCACAAGAAAAAGAACTTAAAAATTTGCGATCCTTTAAATCTGAAACAGATAATCAAATAGCCAAAGAAAGAGAAGAATTAATAAGCCAATTAACTGAAGATCAACAAGCTATATATGGCGAATTGTCTAACCCTGCTTTAAAAAAACATATTAGTATGTTAAATGGTAATGTGAATAAAGTAGCAACAAATACACAACAACCAAAACGTGTAGGCAATCAAGAGTTTGGTGGATACAGTAATTGGATAGAATATGCTCAAAATGATCCTAAAGGTGCAGAGAAAGCCATACAACAGCATCAAATGGGAAAACGATAAGGTAGGTATTAAATTGAATAATAATATGAACAGAGTTTACTCGCAGGTTGATTTTCAATGGTGCGATGAATCTAATCAATATATTGAAGTATCATCTGTAAGTAGTGATTATGCAGGTGATTGGGCTTTGTGTGCAGCAGTAACTAACCAAACAGATACTGATGTAGGTTATGCAGCAGGAATTACAACAGCAGCAGCGATTGTACAATTCAACAAAGCTAATGTAACATTTCCGTTAATTACCAAAGGTTATGCAGCAACAGGTACAACATCTGTATCATTCCCTGAATATAGTAAATTAGGAGTTGCATCTGTTACTAATAATTCAGCAGGTAGTGAAGGTGATCACCAAAACGCAGTTGCTTTAACAGTTGGTGCTAACACAGTTGAAGTGTTAAGAAGTAACATTCACGCAAACTTAACAGACTTGGCTGCTCACTCACAAGCAGGTGCAATGTCTAATGCAGGATTAGTATTAGGTAACGCAGTTGCAGCAGAGTTTGATAATCAAGTTTGTGCTTTGTTTGATGGATTTGCTACAAGTAAAGGTACATCATCAGATGGATTAAAATTCTTGGATATTATGGATGCTTTGGCTTCATTGGAAGCAAATGATGCACCAAGACCATATTCAGCAGTTTTACATCCATTGCAAATGTTTGGTACATATGGTTTGTCCAATGAATTTGGATCAACAGCAGTTCAAGGTAGTAATGGTGCATTTAATGGCTTGTCAGGTACAGCAGAACAACAATTTATGGGTACAGGTTTTGTGACATCACTTGCAGGGATTAATTTTTATACATCTCCACAAGTTGCTGATGGATCAGATGCTACCGAGAAAAAAGGTGGTGTATTTGCTCAAACTGCAATAGGTGCTGCTATGATGGATATGGGTGGTGGTAGCTTTATGCAAGTTGCTATGGAAAGAGAAGAAACACAAGCATCAACAGTAATTGTGGCTAATGGTTACTTTAATGTTACTGAACTTGTTGATCTTCACGGTGTAGAGATATTTACAGAAATATCAGGTTAATCTATAACCAAATAATAAAGGGAGGGATTAAGTTTCCTCCCTATATTACTTATGAAAAAAGATATCGGAAATTTAAATAATAACAATTTTAATGTTGAACTTGATCCTAAAAAAGAATTGAAACTTGTAGAAGAAGGTGATAGAGGACAACAAGCCTACTACAAAGGCAAGAAGATGAAATACTTGGATTATATTGGTGAGGTAGGCGATAGAATTAATAGAAATAAAAAAGGCAAAGGTGTTGATAATATTGGTACTTTTGCAGGTTTTGGAAATGGAACTTTAAAAAAAGCCTATAAGGAGAATTAAATGGCTGCTAAAAAAGAAGCAAAAAAAGAAGTAAAAAAAGAAGTTGTAGTTAAATCAGGTAAATTTAAAATAACTAAACCTAATGGTAAGTCTATAATTAGAAAAGATTTAGGTGATTATGTTAAAGTTTATGAAGCAAAAGGTTGCAAAGTAGAGGAGATATAGATGCCTATTAAATATTCATCTCAAACAACAGATAATTTATCATTAGGGCAAAATGGTTCTATATTGGTAACAGGAACAACTGCTTGTACTTGCTCTGAAGGTGCAGGTGTTTTTGTAGCTTTTCAATTTTTAGAAGATACAGTATTTGCAAGTGCAAGTGGTGGATTGGTTGCAGAAACAGAACAATTATTTCCTGATGATGAAGGTACAGGAACGTCAATAGATTCTAATGCAGGTGCAGCTTCTGATGGTGTTACTTTTCCTAAAGGTATGACTATATATGGAAGATGGACAGGATTCACATTAGCATCAGGTAAACTAATAGCATACGTTGGTTAGATGTTAGGATTAGGATTAGGCACATCTAAAGGTGGATTTGTAGATGCCCTCGCAGAGGTAACCAATACTAAATCAATACTATTTGATGGTGGCGATGAATATGTAGATTGTGGTGATGTATCAATATTAAATAGTCTTGGCAATTTAACAATATCAGCTTGGATTAAAGTTCCTACAACAGGATCAACAGAACCCATATTCACAAAAATAAAAGATGATAATGAAGGAATATTTTTTGCTGTTAATGGAAATCATATTATATTTCAAAATGAAGCAGGTAGTGATTGTCACGCAAGATTTGATTATGATGATGTTGATGATGAATGGCATCACGTTGCAGTAACTTTTGATGGAAGTGGTGCTGACAATGCTTCTAAAGTTGTAATGTATTTAGATGGACAATCTCAAACAATAGAATTTGATGGAACATTTCCAAGTGCAACTGATTCTGATTTATCAAGTAACCCTTTGTATATAGGTGCAAGAAAATATTCTTCTGTTTTTCATCCATATCAAGGAAATATTGATGAGGTAGCTTTTTGGAATGACACTTTAACAGCTTCTGAAATATTGCAAATTTATAATGGAGGTAGTGCAACTTTAGATTTATCTGTTAATTCAGGTAATTATTCATCAAGTGCTAATATTCAAGGTTGGTGGAGAATGGGCGACATAGCATCTACAAGAGTAGTAGATGACAATGCTAACAATCTTGTAATACCTGATATGAGAAAGACATTCTTTAGTGGTAAGAGTATAGATTTTGATGGTACTGATGATGAAGTTTTGACAGGCACACCAACAATAACAGATTATCCTTTTACATTATCAACTTGGGCAAAAAGTGTTAAAGATAATAATTTACAAGCATTATATCTTGCAGATAAAGATACTAATAATAGATTTTTTGGATTAGCAGTAGGTTCAAGTAATCGAATTTTTCTCCAAGCAAGGAACACTACTCAACAAAATACATTTTCTACGGCAACTACCTTTGGTGGTTCTTGGGTACATATTGTAGGAGTTTATGAATCTGCTACTGATAGAAAGTTATATATAAATGGAGTTAGAAATACTGATAATGAAAATAATAATTCTGTAACATTTTCTGATATTGATACTATCGCTATGGGATCAGAAGGAGATGGTTCGGCAACTCACGGACAAGGACAAGTATGTGATTCAGCTATTTGGAATGTTGCTTTAGATGCAAACACAATAGCATCTATTTACAATTCAGGTGAGCCAAACAATTTAACATTATCTGCAAGTTATACAGCAGGTAGTGGTGTAGATAAGACAGCTAATTTACAAGCCTATTATAGAATGGGTAATGGCACTTTAGATTTGGATAGTTCTTCAGGTTCATCAAATAGTGCATTACTTATTGCAGATCAAACTAATGCAACATTAGGAAGTGAATTAATAACTGATCCTACATTTTCTTTAACAGGAACTCAATCAGCAAGTACAACAGGAACTTATTGGGAAACAGGTGCAGATTGGAGTATAGGTAGTGGTGTTGCAACACACGATGGATCAGGAACATCAAATTTAAAAGCACTTGCTATTATAGATGATGATGGAATATATAAAATATCAATTACTGTTGGAGGAACATCTACACCTATTGTTAAATGTCAAATTGGAAGCACATCAGCTCATTCAGGTAATTTGGGTGCAGGAACACATACTTTTATTTTAAAATCTTCAAATACACACGATGATTTAATTATAAGGCACGTAGGAGGTGCGCCAACAATAGATGATGTGAGTTGTAAAAAAATTCAAGGCAATGCAGGTGTAATGGAGAATATGAGTGCATTTGATATAGTAGATCACGCACCTAATCGTAATTCAGGCGATATGATTAACTTTGATGCGACAGCTGATATAGAAACAGATACACCGTAAGGAGAATAAATGTTTAGTAATAGAAAATGGGTAATAATAACTTTGGCTGACTACACAGATGAGCAGTTAGAAGAATTAGTATCTAATGCAATACAAACAAGTTCATCTACATTGAGAAAGTCAGTAGATGGAACTAAAGCAATATTAAAATGGGATGGCGACACACCATCTTGTTTTAGTGGTATGGTAACATACAATCACACACAAATATTAACCACTTTAGCGACAACAGAGTGGACAGTTGAGGAAACAGAATAATGCCAAAGTTTGGTAAAAGTTCAAAAAAAAGATTAGCAACTTGCGATCAAAAATTACAGGACGTAATGAATGAAGTTATTAAATATGTGGATTGCTCAATTCTCGAAGGGCATAGAAGCCAAGAAAGACAAGATAAACTTTTTAAAGAAGGCAAAACTAAAGTCAAGTACCCAAATGGTCGTCATAATGCTAATCCATCTTGGGCTGTGGACGTTACTCCTTATCCTGTTGATTGGAATGACAGAGAGCGTCAAACTCTTTTTGCAGGATTTGTCATAGGTATTGCAAGGGGTATGGGCATTAATCTTCGTTGGGGTGGCGATTGGGATCAGGATTGGCAAGTAAAAGACAATATGTT